AGCTCTGTCAGATGATTCTGTGTCAAATATTTCAGCTGCCTCGTTAGCATATTGTTTGTACTCAAGTCCAAATAGTGCATTTAGACCTGGCTCTAGTTCTTTAACTAGTTGTGCTCTTGATATTGCCATTGTTTATATACTCCTATTTAGATTAATTATCACCATTATAAAGATTAGATGCTCCTGAAATAATCACGATTTGATTAGATCCAGCTGCAGTGTTGTCTTTATTTTCTGGTGCGTTAGCAGATCTTACAAGCTTAACCATTTTAGTTGAAGCTGCACCACCTGCGATGTTTAGTTTTACTAATGATTGTCCTTCTGTAACAGTTGTACTGTCGCCAGCTTGGTCAGTGCAGTTATATCCTGCATCACCATACATAGCTTGAGTTACTGCTGCATCAGCTTTGATCACGTATTCCTGGAAAGGATTATCGATCACAAAACCTAAGCCATCACTAGATCCTGTATTGTAGTCAACTGCGAAAGTTGTTCCTGCTACAAATGAGTTAGCAAATGTCGGTTTCTTTGTAGTCGTAGCTACGTAGAAAGCTCCATTGAATACACCTATTAGAGGTGCATGAGCAGAGTTGTCGAAAGTTGTTCCGCCAGCTCCTGTATCACTTGTTGTTTGGAACGCTGCATCTTGAATAAAACCTTGGTCTCCACTTGCGTCTTGGATAGAAACCGGGTCATTTTTAAAAATGCCTTTTGCAGTACCACTTTTGATTTTGTACTCTGATTGACCTTGAGTAGCGGGAGTATTTCCAACTGCCATGGTGCTTCTAAAGCCAAAACCTACTGTACTTGCGTTTGCCATTGTTTGTTTCCTTTATTGTTAAGTTAATTGATAGTGTAAGAATTACTAAATAATTAGTTATTTCTTTGTACCACCAAAGGTTACACGAGCCTGACTATCATTAGTGATAGGCATGCTCTTATGTTGTTCCTTTAACAAATCGTTATTAACTGCATCGTCTCTGTCCTTAGTTTGTTTTGCAAAATAAGCTTCTCGAGATTGCGCGATTTCTTCCGGTATCCTAGCCAACAATAGGCCTCCTACTCCGATTACTCCTGCGTATTTGCCGTCTTTAGACGAGGGAAAGTTCTGTTCAGGATATTCATCTGCTCTCACAAATTCAAATCCTTCTCTTAATCTTGAAGCAACATTTCTGCTGTCGTCTTGACCAAGTAATTCAGCTCTTATCCATCTGTGCCTATAACCTGCTGGCGCGGGTGGTGCATCGAGTGTTGAGGGTGGAGTCCAAGTTTGAGTTTTTTGTTCTTTAACTCTTGTCTGACTCGCACGTGAAGTTTTTTGTTTATCGTTTTCCATATGCTTATACTCCTTCCGTGATGTTTAATTGTTTTGCATAATCTTCTAGTGGCACACCTAATCTTTTAGCAATTGCTACTTGTGATGGCGTGAGTCTCACAGTTTTTTTGCGTCCTGTTGGGGCTTGACGTCTAGCCGAAGCTACATTTTGAGCAGGTTTTGCTCTTTCTGTAGTATTTGACTCTACCTTATCAAATTTATGCGGAAAATCAAGTCTTATTCTTTTATCAACTTCCGTATAATATTCGTCAGATTTAGGGTCATAACCTTCTTCTTCTACAAGCTTTTTATGTATATCAAAAGCCGTATAAGTCATAGCTGAATCATTACCAAACCAACTATTTTTGGCAGCCCAATCTTCTGCTTTAGGATCAGATTGAACATTAGTCTGTTGTCTTTGAGGTGTAATGTTAACTTCTTTTTCCTTAACAGGTTCTTCTGCTGCTGCTGATTTCATAGAACTTATTCTTGCATTTTCTACAGATAGAGTTGCTAACTGTTCTTGTGCAGAAATTTGAGCTTCTACGTCTTGAGATTCAATAGCATTTTTAAGAGCTAGTTTAGCTGCTGCTAAATTAGTTTTAACTCTACTTTCGAATTCAGAAACATAAGTTTTATCTAATTTAGATAATCTTTTTTCAGCTGCTTCTTTTTGTTGTTTTATGGTTTGAGCGAAAGTAACTGCTTCTTCTTTTTGTCTTTCAGCTTCTCTCATTTTACGAGTAAGTTTAGCAATTCTTTTTTGAACGCCATCACTGTACTCTTTTAGCTCATCTTTTTTATCTTCAGGTTTATCTTCTTTAGTTTCAACCTTTTCTTCTTTTTTTTCTTCAACAGGTTGTTCTGTTTTTTCAACTTCTATTGTCTCTTCAGGTACAACCTCTTGTTTTTCTGGTTCACCTTTAGAATCAAAATTAATTTCAGCTCCTTCTGTTTCGCCTACATCAATTAATTCTTCGGATGCTTTTTTGTTTTCTTCTGGCATAGTTCCTTCCTATGGTTATATGTGATGCAACAAAGCTTCAGGATCTTTTACAGTTCCTATAACTTCATCGTCGTTTAGTATTCTCACTTCTCCACCTTCAATTGGTAATCTTGAACCCGCATAACGAGCAAAGACAACCCAATCTCCTTTTTTGCACCAAGGACCACTTGTAAACTTCTCTTCCTTATAAGCTAATGGTCCAACTTTTAAAACATAGCCACATGTTGTTGCAATTCTGGCTTTGTCTAAAGTTTCTTGTGCGTAAATTAATCCACCTTTACTTTTTGTAGGTGGTGTAAATGGTAAAACTAATAATCTCCATCCCGTTGGTTCAGGTAATTTATCAACAGTTTCCGTTCCAATATTTTCTGGACTTAACGGTTCTTTGGCTGGAGGTAATTTGGGTTCGTTTTTATATTTTTCTTCTAAAGCGTTTATATGTTTAGGTACTTCAGTTTTTGGTAGGTCCGAAGTCGATAACTGTTCCTTGCTCATCTTTTTGCTCCTTATGGTTTAGCAGGTTAGAGATTTCCTGTAATGTTATTTGATAGGCAACTGCCTGTCCTAATAAATACTTGTATTTTTCCATGTTGTCAACCCCACCAGCTAACATACTAGCTGATATATCTTCAACACTTCTTTTTAATGCTTTTTGCAATCTGTTAATAATTGTTAGTTCATCCATTATTCTTCTCCTCTGTATTCTTCTAGTATTTCTAATTTTTCTTTAGCTGTTGCTATTTTTTCAAATAGTTTATCCATTTCATCAAGGTGTTGAGGATGTTCTCCAATACCTACTGAATGGTCTAGATATATTTCTAATGTTGCTTCTGATTCTGCTATTTGTGCTTCGTATCTTTTTGCTAGTGCTTCTATTAACATTTCCACCTTTTTCTAGCCTGACGTAGTCTAGAATTAGGATCTTTCGCTGCACTTGGGAATTTCTTCATTTGACCTGCGCTTCTTGCACAGTACGACTTACGTCGGTTTGCAGCTTTTGACCCTTTTTTCACTTTACCAGTCACGGCTGTTTTTAATTTAGAACCGGGATTTTTTCTTCTATAGGAAGCGACACCGGCTCGAGTCATTCCTGCTCCAGATTTTGTAGATCTAAAGTTTTTCTTGTTTCTTGCAGGCATGTTATCCTGTGTTCTCATTTAAGACTTCTTTTTCTTTTTCTTTTTAGCTGTTTTAGCTGCTCTTTTAAAGTTAGCTGCAGTTGGTGCACCCGCACTTCCAGGTTTTCTCATTCTTTCCCCTGAACCAGCTGCTATTCTTTTTTTCTTCGCATGTATATTTGCGTATAGTCCTGGTTTTGCCATTATGCTCTTCCTCCTTTTTTATAACCCATTTTTTTAGCTATTTGTGGAGCTTTCTTTTTTAAAGCTCTTAATCCTTTGCCTTTTTTACCGGCAGGTATTTTCTTTTTCATATTATCCTCTCAGTTTTTTTAAAGTTTGAGCAAATCTAGCACGTTGGCCTAATTTACCTTTTTTCTTTGCAGCAGCAGCTAACATCTTTGCAGGAATCTTTTTACCTTTTTTAATTCCTAAAGATTTTCTTAACGCTCCTGGTTTCTTAATTGCTTTTTTAATATCTAAAGCCATTAAGAATTTTTTCCGTAAGCTCTGCCTTTTCCTCTTTTAGCTTTGCCACATCCCTTAACTTTACCACCATTTTTATAACCACTATTTAGTTCGCTGATAACTCTACTTTTTTCAGCTCTTCTATTAGAGTTCATTTTTTCTGAATCTATTCTACCTAGTTCTTCAGCAAGATTCATTCGTCCTGTGTTAGCCATAAACTACCTATTTATTTTTCCAGATTTTTTAGCTGCAGAACCAAACTTACCGTAAGATTCATTTCTTGATGCAACTAATTGTTTTTTAGTTCTTTTCTTTTTTTTTCTCATTGCGATAGACTCATCTTTTCTATCATTGTATCCTTGTTTCTTAACTGATCCGCCTGCTTTCATTCCAGCTTTTCCGTATGGAAATCTAACATTTGATCTTACTCCGTTTTGTCTCATTTTTTTGCTCC